GACCTCATCGGGACATTTCGCAAAATCAATGAGAATATAGCTTCTGTATTCGTTTTTGCCGAATTCTTCGCATATTGTTGATTTTCCGATACGCCTTGCACCCTCAATAAGCAGGGCTTTTGTGCCGTTCAGGTTATTTTTCAGGTCGAGTAGCTTGTTATACATTTTTCGTTTCAGTATCATAATCACACCTCGTTTCTGAAGTGCGCAGGTTTATACAGGCTATATACAGCTTTAATACGCACATATAATTCAACTTTATATAACCATTATGCGCAGATTTATGATTATTATACTACAAAAATGATTGAATGTCAATTGCCTGTATTCGAATTACAGCCTGAAAATTTTAAGTCAAGTCTTGCGTATTATGCTAAAAACTTTGGTAGAGTTAAGAGTTCCATCGTTCATAGATTGATTTCAAAGCTTTTCCAAGTTTTAATTCTCTTACAATCTTTTTCTGAGCATTTGGATTTTGTGGTTCAATATATGTATACTTATGCTTATCTAACTCAATCTCACGTTCAAGCAACTCCAGATTGTCTTCGATGTATTTTACAAAGCACTTTTCCTCATTTATAGAGTTGAATAATAAAATGACCTCGTTAAAACACCTATATGCATATTCTGCATCACCATTATCTTCAAGCAAATACTGGTTAAAAATGTAAGATATGTCATCCTTGATAAAATATTTGAAACCATCAAAATTGTGATGATGTTCATCGTAATGGATGAAATCCCAATTTGGAACTACTGTAATATATCTTCCTCCATCCAATGTTACGGTTTGTCTTGAATATAAAGTAGTATTATAATACTTTGCATATAGCATACCATAATGAACATTTGAATTTGTCATATTATATGCATAGAATTCAGGATATAAGCCATTATCGTCATCGTCTTCAAGACACAATGTAAATTCTGGGCAAATCTTATTATAATGTTGGTCTTCACTTGTTTCCCAGTTGCTCTTATCCGCAAGCAGAAGTTTAAGTCTATCAAAAGGATTTAAATTTAAGCCAAAGTGCTTTTTCCATAATGCTTCAACGATATGTTTATCCGCACTTTTATCAATATCTGTATTTACATCACTCACCCTTGTGTAAATATGATTGTCTCTTACAACACGTTCCTTATCCCTAAAATCAGATGTAAGATAATATGGCGTATCCATTGTGTTTTTTATAACAAGAACATCAATTTCGTGTTCGTTGATATGTAGAGTTATTAATCGCACAATTGGGCGTATTCCCGCTGCAAAACTTTTGCTTTTTAGTTGACTTATAATATGCTCTTGATTTCTGCGCGATGAATCATTCTCAATTCCGATTATTTGCCCAGTTTTATCCGATACTCCATATATTATATAACCGTCTTGATTACATAAAGGATTATTAGCCATACAAATAATATCGTGCAACAAATTAGCAGTATTCTTGTGATGTTCTTGTTTAAAATCCCAATAAGAGCCTTCTTGCCGTGATGATATTAAATCCAATATTTCCATTTTGAGATTATTGCCGCTCATAAAATAATCGCCCCCTTTATATCTTCCATTCGTCTTCATACTGATCGAAAGTAAACGGTACTGCAATTTTAGTGTTATTCTTATTACGTTCTTTTTCTTCAATTCCTACAGACAAAACCATAGAGATAATAATTTCTCTGATTATGTGAAGCAATTTCATAGTCTCGTCGATAAGTTCTGCTTCTGATATATAAAAGGCTAAATTATCTATTTCTCCATTTGTTCTATCATAAAATAAATCCCAATAAACCTTTGTGTATTTGTGTTCCAAAGCATTACGGATTGTACAAGTTTTCTTTGCATAGGGATTAGGAGAATCCATTAATTTGTTATAAAAGTCCTTTCCTATCCAACGTAATGCGTTAAGAATGTAATTGTTATTTTGCTCATATAAACTTGCCATTTTAGGATTAGCCCAGACATTATGAAATGTAATTCTTCGTTCTTCTATACCCAAACCAAAATAATAATTCATAAAATAAGCACATTTATCTAATAATGAGTATAGTGTTTTAAATGCAGATTTTATCATTTCAACTCGTATGGAATACTGTGGGTAATCAGCAAAATTCAAAAGAAATGTATCTTTGTCTGCAAAATGGGCTTCACCATTTTGCTGTATTCCACAGTAAAATTGATACCTTGCAAAAATATAATCTTGTTTAATCTGATTGAACATCCCATGAAAAATAGGTTTATCGTTTATATTTACAATCATATTTGGCAATTGCAAAACATCAGCCGCAAAGCAATATTCATTGACAGGTAAATCGTTCAAAGGGTTTAAAAACAAATTATGTTCTAATGCCCATTCTCTGTATTTTAGTTCTTCTTCATTGTCATAATTATATTGAGGAATATCCAAAGATTGTGTTAGAACCTCTTGTATATATTCATCTGTATAGCTGTTTATTGCATTACTAAAATATCCATACGCATTTTGGTGAACGCTTTTATCATTGCTTTTTATTGCTTGACATAGCAGCGTATATGCAAAATGGTTCATATAATCCCTATGTACATAATCTGAAACCATCATTGCATAATGTCTGTACGCCATTCCAAGATTACCTAAAGCCATACCAAAGCCTCCGTCTATCTTTAAAGCTTTTTGATACTGCTCTATTGCAGCAATTTTTCTTCCGCAATGGTCAAACGCATTTCCGTAATTTGTATACAGGCTTAGTTTAAATTCATTAATATAAGGAGAATACTTTTCATCTGACAACTCATCAGCATTTATTAGTTCAATACTTTTACGAAAATAGAATAACTGTTTTTCAATGTAGCTTTCATTGCTGCTTTTCTCTAATCGCGCAATATCGCCATAAACAGTGCCGATAGAATAATATAGCTGAGCTTGTGAAGCGGTGTCTTCTGTATCGATTATATTTAATACATCGTCAATAAGAATTTTCAGTTTTTCCGAATCTCCTTCATCTGTAGCTTCATCGAATTTAACTGAAAAAAATTGTGACTGATTTGAAAATGGATTTATATATTTCATTATTGTTTGCTCCCTATATAACACATTCTTAATTTATGCTTCTTTCTATTTATCACGATTTAACGGTTACTTAAAGCTTCAGTTGTTTCAGGTTAGTTAAGTTTCTGCTTTTTCCATACTGAATAGATATTAGGAATACCGCTGCCTGCACGTTCAGCGATATCAATAAGGTTGAGCACCTTCATCAAAGCAGTATTCCTGGGGTAGAAATGCCGCCATTCGCTCTCGGTAATCTTCTTATCGAATCCATATGCTGCCATAATGGAGAAGTCATTCGCTTGATGAATTTTACAGAGTTCTAGGGGAATAGTGTTGTTCATGGTAGTAGCTATAGAGATATTCTGACATTCTATTTTATTATATTTTTAGGTAATACTTGATTTTTCAATTTTATTTCCATTGCCAATTTTAATGCTATTGTCGTTGTAAATAATCACAGCAACTTTTCTTGCTATATTCTCTATTTCAACCTCTGTTTTTTCTGAATAAGATAAATCCAACTCATCAAGGCAGCCAAATTCTTTTTCAAGTAGAAGAAGGGCGTCTAATAATCTGTTTTCAACAATTGAAATAATATTAGTAATATTATGAGAACCAATTGTTGAGCATGCTGAGGTTAACCTTGTGAATGTTTTCGATTGAGGTGTAATGCATACCGCCGCTGCGGCGTGTTTCGGGGTTCAATGTGCTTTCAAAAACAGCTCCGAAAATGGTTGGCGATATTTCAGACCAATCGAAGTCGGCACTTGCCTTTTCCAGAAGAATGTCCATAATTTCTTCCGTAAAATTCGGGATTTCTATGTTTTCATCCGCAAACAATCCGCCGTTGACGTACGGAAAAGCAGCTAAATCCTCATCAAGATACGGGTCACGCTCGCTGTCCTTCTGGTCAAGCACCTGAAACAATTCTATCAGAGCCTTTCGGGCTGACTTCGCCTCAAACTGACGGAGATAATCGTGGAACATTCCATGCTTACCGAAAATGCCTGCGTCCTCGGCATACAGACAGAAAACAAGGCGCACACACAGCATATTAAGGCTTTTGAGGGACTCGGAGTCGTCGGGATTTTTATACTGTTTGAGGATTGCATTATACAGCTTTCCCACCAATTCGCCTGCCTGTAAGGAAACTTCCATTTCCTTTTTGATATGCTCGTTGCCTGTATCCACAAGAAAATTCAGGCGGTAATATTCCTTGTGCAGGTCTTTTAGGAAGATTTGCTCAGGTTCGGCGTTGGGCTTGTTCATATTGTAAATGAGAATTTAGGTGAAGTTGGAAACAATAATCCACTTTGCCTTTTCCTCATAGGGCAGGTAATTATTATAGCGGAAAGCCTGTCCGTAAGGCGTAAGCTTTTCTCCGTCCGACTGCGTGGCAGTACGGCGTAACGAAATGTTTGAGCCTTTCTGCTCGATAAGGATTTTGTTTGACGGAATATAGCCGTCGATATATTTTTGATTTTTCTCTACAACAACAGGCTTTTCAAACTCGATAACGGAGATCGGATTTTCTACTCCGAGGACATTTCCGAGCAGTTCTATCCAAAAGCGTGCAGTTTCCTGCTTTTCGTTGCCCTTGTCTTTCCAGTATTCTGAGAACGCCTTTGCGGCAGATTTTTGCTGTGTGTCGGTCATGGTTTTGCACTCCTTGTCTGCAAAATGGTATAAATATACATAATAATTATATCGCTCATAGCGAAAAATGTCAACAAATCCAAATCACTGATTAAAATAAATTTGTGCAACTGTCCGAAATTTAGTATATCAATAAGCTGTTTTCGCAAAACCGAGAAAACAGCTTATTTTTGTTACGTTACAGAAAATTGTACT